TTTGGTAAGAAAATCTTTGACAAACTGACTGAAGCAATGCAACCTGCATTTGCTGATGAAACTCCTTTAGACCCATTCAACTTCTGGAAAGGTGCTGACTTCAAACTGAAGATTCGTAAGGTCGAAGGTTACTGGAACTATGACAAGTCTGAGTTTGCTGCACCTAGCACTCTTGGTAACTTTGATGATGACAAACTGGAAGGTATCTGGAATGAAGGATACTCTCTTGCAGAGTTTGAAGACACTAAGAACTTCAAGTCCTATGAGCAACTACAAGCACGTCTGAATCTGGTGCTTGGTAAGACCTCTAATGCATCTGCTCCTGCCATTCGTGAGGATGAAGAGGAAGTATTTGCTAAACCTGAACCAGTAGAAAACTGGGGTAAAGAAGTTTCAGACTTCCGTCAGACAGCAGTCGCATCATCTCCTGTAGAGGATGAAGATGACACTCTGTCTTACTTCGCCAAACTTGCTGAGGAAGATTGATGAAACTTGCACTCGCTACATTGATGTTAATTACTGTTCTTCCTGCTAGTGCAGGAAGTATTGGTGACCGAAGCAACCGTCAAGCATATAATTCTCAAAGAGGATATGCTTCAGAGAACAGATGCTATCGTAATGAATATCGTGAAGAGTATATTCCTGGCACATCCAGATCCCCTGGATATGTCTCATCATATAAAGAGCGAGTGGAAGTTCCTTGTAATCGTGAAGTCTATCGTCGTGATGATGCTAGGAAACATAACACCGATGACAATTCTTGCCTCGAAGGTTCAATTCTAGGTGGCATTGCTGGAGGTGGTGCAGGTGCTGCATTATCACGAGGTGATGGTCGTCTCTGGGCAATCCCTCTGGGTATTGTCGGTGGAGTGATGGCAGGTTGTCAAATTGATGGAGGTTGAAACGAAATTCGACTTTTGATTCCCTGAAACGGCGGAAAAAATCTCCGCCAATTTTTTGACTCCTAGGGTTTTTTAAATTGTTGCTCTAAGAGAATCCTAAGTAGGTTCTCTTTTAGTAAAAATAACGCTTCTTGCTCGTAAGAATCTCCACCAGGCCATTTATCTAAATGAACACAGACGGATTTGTACATTAGTACGAGTCCGTCTTTTGATATGTCCATGGTTATGTAATCTTCGTTAGGACTAGTATCCACCGCCGTAACCTGGTGAAGGACTTGGTGTAGGTGATGGCGTAGGACTTGGCGTTGGAGAAGGTGTAGGCGATGGTGTAGGACTTGGCGTTGGAGAAGGTGAAGGATTCACAGACTGAACACCTGCAACTGTAGTGGTTGATGTTGTTGTTACTGCAACAGCACCTGTCGAACCAGTAGTGATAACTGAAGCACCAAATGTAGAACCAAAGTCAAAAGTATTAACTACTGGCAAAAGATTAGTTCTTCTAGTTGCACTAGCAGTAGAAGAACTCTTTCTATTAATGAATTTTTGAGCAATACTTAGTTTTGTTTGTTTTACATTGTTTTCATCCAATTCAGAATGTGGTTGATATTGAACTAAATCATCAAATTCTTCAATAATTAATTCAGCAATCTCTGCATTTGGTATCAAAATCTGACGTTTAATTTCATTTAAATAATCTTCATATTCATAATTAGATACTGGATATATTGATTCTTCTTTTGTTTTTGTAGTTCCATCAGGAAAGACTACTCTAAAAGATTCATTTACTTCTGTACCTTCCTTGACAAAAACAATATCATTGTATAACACTTCATTAGTTTCCCAATGATGCACTGAGTCAGGATCGTCGTATTTAGATTCAACCAAAGATACTACATCTACTTGATTTTTTGGCCACTCTTCATATACATCTACAATATTATTAACTAACAAAATAACCCAGTCTAATTCTGCGTCACCTAATAGTCTATATGCTACTGTTGGAGGTGTTTCTCCATCACGTAACGAGTAAGTTTCAAACAGAGTAATATACTGATTCAGATTTGGAATAGTAACTGCTCTTCGGAATATATTTTTAACTAAGCGATACTTATAATTTTCATCCGATGATGTGCCTTCAGCAATATAAGTATCTGGTAAACGATTAAAATAACCCATTAGTTTAGTATCCTGCTGAAATATCTCGTTGAGTAATAATTGAAGTTTCGATGAATGTCAAATTGACAGCAACAGATGGAACCATAATTTGGGGTTGACCACTCAGTAAGTGTCTGAAAGCGTTATACGACCCATCTGGAGTGTAATTTACTTGAATTCCTGCACATACAGAATCTTTGATTCTATGATGCAATGGATATCCTGCTGCGTCATAGTCACCTTTTGCATTAAGTCTTCTATAAGAAAGTTCAAACTTGTCAGGAACTTCAAAATATCGAGCAGAACGAGCTCTTGCTGCACCATCGCTTGCGAAGAGATTTTTAAAATTTTCATTAGCTTCACTACTATCTCCACCACTATTATCTGTGTTAAATTCGTCATCATCTGCAGATCCTACGATAGGAACTGAACCAAATTTAATGTAATTTATAATTTTAAAGATTTCTTGTGCTTCTCTTCCACTACGGGCAAAAAACTTAAATGAGAAGTTGTGAGTTCGGAATGACATATTACTGAATAGTTGCTCAGTAAATGGATTGAATACTTTTCCTTTTGTCAGTGCTTGTAAAGCATTAGCATCAATATTACCTGCAAGACCCAACATTTGATTTATATTTGATGCTGAACTTGCAATTGCTGCAGAAGCAAACTCTGGTAAAGCAGCATCTGCTGCACCTTGAATAGTATTAACTATCTGGTCCATATCACCACCACTATTCATCAACCCTGCTGCTGCAACTCCAGCAACACCAATATCTACTTGTCTGTAGTTTGGTTGATATTGAGTTTGAATTTGATTTGGGATTGCCAGATATACTCTCTCATTTCTATGAACTTTACTAACTTTATTACCTGGAAGATTCAACCCATAATAGTTGGAATCGCTATCATTATAATTGATAGCATATCTTCTCATGGCAAGATAGTCAATAAACTCTGTTGGAGACTCTAAGTCACCAGCATTACCACCTTCGGACACAGGGGGATTTAAAGGATATCTATAGATTGAGTTGGACAAAAGATACTACCTAAATATTATGTGACCTCTATGTATTTATGCGCTATCAAGGAAAGTATAGACCTTCTTTTCCTGGGAAGTATAAAGGCGATTTCGCCAATGTGATTTATCGCTCCTCTTGGGAGTATAAATTCATGAAATGGTGCGATATTACCACATCTGTTCAAGAGTGGGGTAGTGAAGAAATTATTATACCGTATGTCTCTCCTGTTGATGGTAGAAAACATAGGTACTTTCCAGATTTTTATGTTAAAATCAATAACAAAAAATATCTAGTGGAAGTAAAACCCTACAAACAGACTAAAGAACCCAAGACTCAAAAAAGACACACAAAACGATATATAAATGAAGTAGTGACCTACGCTGTTAATCAAGCAAAATGGAAAGCAGCAACGGAGTTTTGTATGGATAATGGTTGGGAGTTTATGTTAATTACTGAAAAAGAACTTAAAGTGTAATGGCAATTCCAAATAAAGAGCAAGCACAATATAATTCATTACAAGAATTTATTGGATTTTTTAAGAATGAACCAAACGCTCCTTCATATTCCAATCTTTTCTCGGTGCATTTTAGTACTCCTCCGATGCTGCAGAATGGTGCTTATGGAATGAATACGACTAAGTACGAACCTCAAAGAGAAGTTTTAAGAACATTATTAAATTATTATGCAGAAAGTGTAAATCTTCCTAGTAAACAAGTTACAACAGGAACATATAACCAGTTAGGTTCTGCAATTAGATATGCTACTGGTTCTACCTTTAGTCAAATTAGTATTACATTCAGAGTTCCACGTTCTGGAGAGACGAGAGCATTTTTTGAAAAATGGATTTCTATGATGGCAAATGATGCCAGTCAGTATACTGATTATTATAATAATTACGTTTGTAATACATTGAGGATTTATAAATGGGAAAGAGGTGGTGGTGATGCTGCTGTTAGTAAACCTGAATTTAGAAGAGCAGTAAGAGATAGTGGATTGAGGGCAGATCAGATAAATGCCCCTAGGTTAAATTCGTTGTCTACAGCATATGAACTGCGTAATGTATTTCCTTACAATATTGGTTCTATACAGTTAGACAATGCTCAGGCAAAAACTGTAAGTATGACAGTTCAGTTTTATTATGAAAGATATAGATTCTATCAATCTGAAGACCTTCAATTCCCTTCAACTATCAACCCCTCACAAATACAACTTGATAACTTAACACAACCTGGAACTGATCCATTAGTCAATTTTCAATTTAGTAAATTATTTAATAACTACCAGGATCTAATCTCATCAACTGGCAACGTTGGATAATTTGATAAATAAAATTACTGAATTGAATTTTTATGGCATTACCTAAGATTAATGTACCTAAGTACAAATTGAAACTGCCTTCAACAGGCAAAGTAGTGAATTTTAGACCATTTCTAGTTAAAGAAGAAAAATTACTTCTTCTTGCCACTCAGACAGGGGAAACTGAAGAATTAGTAGATGCAATTACAAAAATTGTTTCGGATTGTACTGATGTTAAGGATGTAAAAAATCTCTCAACATTTGATATTGAATATCTATTCTTGCAAATTCGCACAAAATCTGTTGGTGAGACTGTGAATATCAGTCTTACAATGCCTGACGATAATGAGACTGAGGTTGACGTTGAAATTCCTTTAGATGAAATCACCGTCAAAACAGATAAAACTCATAAAACTGAGTTGAAACTTAGTGATGAAATTATCGTTACTATGGGATATCCTTCCCTTGAAATGTTCGTTAAGATGAATTTTTCTGATGAGGATGTTAATCAAATTGAACAAGTTTTTGAAATGGCAGCGGGTTGTGTAAAAACAATTTCCGATCCTGCTCAAGTCTATGATTGCGTAGATGTCTCTAAAAAAGAACTTATAGAATGGTTTGAAGAATTGAATAGTAAGCAATTCGGTATGATTCAAGAATTTTTTGAAACCATGCCTAAGTTGTCACATACACTTAAAGTGACTAATCCCAATACTGGGGTAGAAAACGAAATTGTTTTAGAAGGTCTGGCATCTTTTTTCGGATAGCACTCCTCCATACAAATCTTCGCTCTTATTATGAAGGCAATTTTTCATTAATGCATCATCATAAATGGAATATAGAACACATTGACAACCTAATGCCTTGGGAAAAGGAAATCTATGTCAATATGTTAATACAATTCCTAAAAGAAGAAGAAAAACGTATGAAGGAGCAGCAGGCAGCAAGTGGCTAAAATAACACCTTATAAGTTTGTAAATCCTAGATTTACATCTAGTAAAAATCCAGATACGATTGCAGCAAGAACTTCAACTCTTGCTATCAATAGGATTGGTGTGACCGTTGAAAGTTTAGCAAACACAGTTGCTGGTCTTTCTTCTATTGCTGCTCTTAGAGAGAAAACGAGATTAAAATCTACACAATTAGAGCGCAGACAAGAAAGATTAAAGAAAGATAGGGAAGCAGAAGAAAACGAAGAAACTAGTAAGTTATTAAAAAAGAAAGACCCTAGAGCAGATAAACAGAAATTAAATGTTGGGAAAGGTAGTCTTAATTGGTTAGAAGAATTTATTGGACCTCTAGGTAAAATTCTTCTAGATTTTGGTACATTTGCTCTCACTGCTGAATTATTAAAATACCTAGGTGATAAAGAAAATCGAGAAAAGGTAGCAGTATTTGTAGATAAAGTTGGATTTATTTTCAACAAATTATCAGAATTTGCTGGTAAAATAACTCAAGGTTTATCGGATGGAATGGATGCCATCTTCGGTAAAGAATCAACTATTGGAGAGAGACTAAACGCTTTCGGCAAGATTGTTGCCGCGATTACGGGGATATCAGGTATCTTGGGTGCTGCATTTGCAGCTAGAGATTTATTTCAAGCGCAACAAGATCTCCAAGATACTCCTGATAGACGTAGAACACCAGATGCGGATAAACCAAGAAAACCGCCAAAACCTACAGCAACGAACCCTAGTGGCGCAGACCCTGATGTAGAGGGTCCTAGAAAGAGACCAAAGGTATCTACTATTGCAGATCAGTTTGGTGATGCTGCATCAAAACAATATAAAAAGATTCTTGCCGAGTATGGTGATGATGCTGCGAGAGCATACGCTAATGCGTTAAAAAATTCTGGTGGTGATGCATCCAAAGCACTAAAGGCATTCAATCGTCTTAAATTAACAAAAATTGCACCTCCAAAACCATCTAGACTACAAAGAGGTTTAGACTTTTTTGGCGACCTTGGGACTAGTATTAGAAAAGGAACGGCAGCATCATTTAATTGGTTTAAAACTGGATTGATGAATGCTCCAGAGTGGGCAAAAAATCAATATAAAAACCTTTCTGCAGCAGGACGTGCAGCATGGGAAAAGACAGTTAAAGCAGGTGAAGTAATAAGTGCAAAAGGAAAGAAATATGCACTGGCAGCAGGAGATAAGTTTAAGGCAGCAGGAGATTGGGTTGCTGATGGAGGAAAGAAATTTTTAAGCAATATGGCACAAGGTGCCAAAAATGTATTTTTTGAAAAAGTACTGAATCCATTAAGACCTATTATAGATCCAATTGCAGCAAAAGCAAAACTAGTAGGGGATGCATTAACTCAAAACTTAATGAAGATCCCTGGTATGAAGCAGGCTGCTGAGGTTCTTAAAAAGAAGGGCATTGGCAGTTTCGCTGACGTTGCAACCGCAGGGGGTAAGTTAGGAAAAAGGGCAGCTGCAGTTCTTCCTGTTATTGGTGGACTTGTAAACCTTGGATTTGCTTATGATAGGGCAGCAAATGGCGACTCTATTGGTGCATTAATTGAAGGTACATCAGGTATCTTGGATATTGCTGGTCTTTTTACAGCAGGTGGTGGTAGTGTAGCATCAATGCTTCTCGACGGATATATGTTCGTTCGTGATTTTGTTCCTCAATTACAAGAGGGTGAAAATAAAGTAGTAGAAGGTTTAGGACTATCTGGATTTAAAAGTCAAATTGATAGTGTATTGAGTAAGTTGCCTAATATCGGTGAACTCATTGGTATGGTAACAGGGTCTAATAAATCTGAAAATTCAAGTCCTGTTGAACCAGAACAGCAGATGTTCCTAGGTGGTGTTGTTAAGAGCATCGGCAAGGCAGTAAGTGGAGTTGTAAACTCTCCTATCGGCAATGTTGTAAAAACTGCTGCATCGTTTATTCCTGGGGTAGCACCCATCATGGCAGGCGTAAATGCAGTTACAGGACTTGCTTCGGGAAATCCAATTCAAGGTCTTATGAACGCTGCTACATCATTCTTACCTGGTGTTAGTAATGCTATTGGTAACTTCATGGGTAATAGTGCTATAGGTAGTATCCTAACAAATGTAATGGGTGCTAATTATGACCAAGCATTAAGTACAGGTTTATCAATGATTAACCCTGCTATCGGACAACTTGCAGGAGCAATNNAGATGGAATTATTAATTCGTTTATGAGTGGGGATTATGTTGATGGTGTATCGGCAACTGCAGGAGCATTAGGAATTAATCCTAAAGTTATTGGTGCTACTAAGAGTGTGTCTAAACAAGTACTTTCCCCTGGAGGATTGTCTGAAAGACTAATTCTTGACGAAGTAGTGGAATTTATACCTCTTCCTATCGTTGTAGAAAAATTACAACCGATTATGCAAGCTGTACCCATAAATACAGGTGGTGGTGCCGTAAGTGGTGGACCTTCTAGTCTGACAACCAGGATGCAATAATGGCAACGGCAGTAAACAAAAGCAGTAAAATAAATTTTTATAAGTTTGTCCAGGTAAAAGAAGTCTCTTCTGCCTCGGAAAGTAGTGGTGAAGTAGCATCGGTAATCAATTCTAACACAAAAGCGATTAATAATCTAGGGGGAACCCTTAACAGTTTAGGAAAGGTCTTGACAGACCTCAAAAAAATTGCTATAATTGACCTTGAGAGGGAACAAAAGGAGAACAGATCTAGCTTCAAGTCAAACTTTGCTGATGAAAAAGGAACGAAGAGAGAAAAAAGTTTCTTTGCCTCGATTATTGGCGGTAAAGCAAAGGGATTTTTTGAAAGTATCTTAGGGATGCTTGGTGGACTGTTTAAATTTTATGTTGGTACTAAAGCATTAAAGTGGTTATCTAATCCTAAAAATAGAGAAACTGTTAAGAATGTTATTGGTGTTATAGCTAAGATTGGTAAATTTATATTTGATTGGGCAAAATTTGGTATAACAACTACTATTGATTCTTTATACACATTATTGTCGGATGATACTAGTTGGTGGGACAAAACTCTATCTGTTGGTAAGTTATTAGTTGGTGTCGGAACACTTTTACTGGGGGCACGTTATCTTGCCAATCCATTAAAAATTGTTACTGATATCGGTAGAGCAATTTCTACTTTGATTAGATTTGCTACAGGACGAGGTAGGACAGGGGGAAGAAGACGTGGCGGAAGAGGCGGTGGTGCTTTAAGACTAGCAGCGGGTGCAGGTTTGGCGTATGGTTCTTATCGGGCATTCCAATCTTTAAATGAAGATAAACCAGAAGAAAAGGCACATGGTGGTAAGATAAAAAAAGCACATGCTGGTGGATGGATTAATGGTCCTCAGTCTGGATATAAAGTATCATTAGATGGAGGTAGAAGTACTTCATTTATCGGTCATGGTAAAGAATATGTTGCGCGTAAAGCTGATGGTGGAGCATTTGTAGTTCCCTTTAATACACCAGCAACACAAAGAATGTCTGGTCTCACCTCTAAGAGAATTGGTGAGGCAAAAAGAGGTGGATATAAACTTCCTGGATTCTCTCAAGGTGGATACTTAGACGCATCAAAGAGGCAGGATAATACTCAGGGAGATAATGCCAATAAGAAGATATTCTTGCATTGGAGTGCTGGTAATAGGAATGCCACCAACTTTCATAATGGATATGGATATCACACTTACATTCCTTCTAGTGGACAACCTGTTCGTAGAGCAAAATATGGTTCAACTGGTGTACCACATCATACCTACGGAAGAAATAAAAGTCAGTCTGCAGCAATTGGTGTTGCTGGCATGTCAACTGCTAATAATGAAAATGGTTCTAGTTTTGGTTCTCAAGCAATTACGAAAAACCAATATCAAGGTATGGCAAAGGAATCTGCCGCACTTGCTTTGAATTGGGGATGGAAACCTTCAGACATCACTGATAAGAGAGTAAGAACACACGCTGAAGAATATAGAGATTATCCAAATTGGTATGACCGCAATAAAGGTAGTCATTATCGTTGGGATTTATCTAAACTTTATGCTGGCGAAAAACACCTCTCAGGTGGTCCTAAGATTCGTAATATGATTAAGCAGCAAATGGGTTTGCTTAGTGGCAATAGACCATCTGGAGGAAAACCAAAAAATAACCATGACGATTCCGCTATGGGACCTGGACCTCAAAGAAGTATCATGAGTAGATTCCAGGGTGCTGTAGATGCTATGACAGGCGGAATGACAGACTTTGATGGATTGAGTAGTCAATCCCAAGCAGCACCTGCTGCAACAACTCCTAGTGAGTCTTCAGCGAATACTGGCGGTGGTATGGGTAAGGGTAAGGATTTCTGGACTCTTGCTGCTGTTGCTGGTACTGAAGATAATGATGCTCAAGGTTGGGCGGATGTTGCTCAATCTGTCTACAACAGAAAAGCATCAGGAGTTAATTTCAATCAAATCAATGGTAGTATTTCTGGATATCTTCTTGGAAGAATGCAATATGAACCTACCTGGAAATATCCTAGAGCAGGAGCTACTGGAAAACCAAATGCAGAATGGCATGCAATCAAAGATGCCGATTCTGCTGCAAGAGCAATGGGAAAACCAGTCTCTTATGTAAAAAGAGTTGCTAAGGCACTGCAGAATAAAGCATTGCAAAAGAATGCAGCAGCGTTCGTTGGTGGTAGAACTGACTTCATGGGTGGTAATGAAGTTCCTGACTTTAATAAAGGTGATGTAAGAAGAAAAGGCAACATGCCAAATAACTTCTTTGGTTGGTTTGTTGGTGGCGGTGGACAACAAAGAAGAAAAAGTAAATCTGCTGCTGGTATTCCTGGTTTTACTGGATCGCAATCTGGACAAATATCTGAAACTGGTACAGGCAAGACTCAAAGTGGTCATGATATCAGAGATGTTGCTGCTACTGGAGGAGCAGCAAAAAGAAACTTGTTCGATGATTTAACAGGTAGGGGGGCAAATCCTTTTGCAAGACAGTCTGAATCCTATGCTCCATATAGTGGTGTATATGGAACCAGTGGAGAAACTTATAAGGATGCATCTGCATTGAAAACAGCAACTGAAGAGCGTAATAGAGCAAAACAAACTATATTAAATAGTTCTAGGCAATTGGCATCTTCTATGATGGGTGCTGCTACTGGTCAAAATCAAGTTGTAATGCAGCAAGTTCAACAAGCAGCGATGGCAACTCAATCTAGTATTCAAAAGGCACAATCATCTAGTTCTACTCCATCTCTTGTAGGTGGTGGTCGCGGCGGTGCAAGTCTTCAAACAACTGCTGCAGTATTAAATTCTTTTAACAACCCACTTAAGGGCATTCTCTAATGGCATTACCAAGGTCAGAATCTGGATCAGTAGAATATAAATTAATCATTAATAGAAATGGTGAAGACCTTACCAATTCTGATGGTGGTAAAGATTTAAATGAGTTTGTTACTGCTATAGAAGTATTTGAAAGTATCACATCTGCAACTCTAGAGGCAAGAGTAGTTATTAATGACTCGGCAGGATTAATTGGTTCACTAACAGGTTCTGAAATTTTTAAGTTGCAGATTAACGGTTCGATTTCAAACTTTACATATTATCTTCGTTCATATAATATTGAATCTCGTTCTAGAGTAAGTCAAAGCACAGATGTTTACATTGTAAGTATGGCATCTGAAGAATATATTAAAAATGAAATTACTAATGTATTTGGTAATACGACGGTACTTTTTAACAATGATACTAGAGCAGACAATATTTTAAAATTGTTACTAAGGAGTAATAGATTTTTAGGTACAAATAAGAGAGTTTTTACTGAGGATACTTTGAATGCACACGATTATATAATTCCTAATTGGAGACCATTTGATTGCATTTACTGGATGTGCAATCGTTCTATTCGTGCAGGCAATTCATCAAAGTCTTTACAAAGTGGATATGTATTTTTTGAGAATGCATTTGGATATCATTATAAGTCTATTGACAAAATGATTGATGATGTAAACTCCCAATCACCATCACGAAAAACAAATTATAATACTGGAGAACCAAGATTATATCGTTACGAATATATTCCTAAGAGAACCAGTGAGAACCAATCTGCTGACCAATTCAAAATTGATAGTATTGTTTTTCCTGAAGAAAGAAATTTCTTGATGGGATTGAGACATGGTGCATGGTCAGGATTTAGTATTGGATTAGACCCTGTTACGATATCATCTTCTAAAATGGGGGCAAGTACCGATTTATCAGCAGATGCGTACAGATATTCTATTTTTGAACTGTGGTCAAAGATGTCTCATCTTCAAGGAGGTCAGAATAAAAATCCTCTTGAATCTATGGATAAAGGCATTCAAGAAATGATAAAATATCCAAAAAGGGTACGTTATAGTATTATGCCCAATCAAATATTTGACCAAAAAGATACTGATACTATAGGCGCAACCTATGAGCAGTTAGTTGAACTTCAAGCATATCAATGGATGAGGATTGAAGCATTAAAAACATTAAAACTTCAAATCAGTGTTCCTGGCAATTTAGACTTGTATGCGGGTCATGGTATTGAAATCACGATACCAAGCACTGCCAAATCTGGAAATAAAACAAAGATTGACAAAAAATACAGTGGACGGTATATAATAGCTGGATTGACGCATAAAATCCTCGGAAATAACATGACAACCGAACTTTTGCTATTAAAGGATTCTATTCGTCAATAAATAAAATTATGAAGATTAATCACCAATTATGGAAAACATCGAAAGTCATATTGCCAAGGACAAAGAAATTCTTGACAACCCTCTAATTTCTCCCAACCAACGCCGTCACATTGAAGGTGAACTGCACGAACTAGAAGAGTATGCAGAACATCATAAGAAAGAGATTGAAGCAGGCGATCATCATGACCCATCATACTTAGAATTGTTCTGCGATCAGAACCCAAGTGAGCCAGAGTGTAGAGTATATGAAGATTGATGATTATATTTTAGGTCATTGGTCTAATAGATATCAAGCACAAAGTCAACCAACTAAGTATTCTACAGTTGAAATACTTTGGGAAAAAATAGATGGTGGATACCACTCTAAAAATTATTATAGATGTGATGGACCAGAAAATCCTTATAGAGAACGGTATCATAAAGCGATTGCAATTTCAGAGACTGAAGTTCATTTTCAAAACTATGATTTGAACTGGACAAGAGCAGGAAACTGTGATATGATATTTACATACGACGGCAATGCATGGCACGGTCAACTTGGCGGTAGTGAATGCACTGGTGTTCGGGGATATAGAGTTGTAGCAGAAATTCATTTATATGGAGGTAAACTTCATAGTAAAGACCAAGGTTACAATTCTGAGGGGGAGATGATGTGGGGTAGTGAATTACTCTATAAATTCACTCGAATGGGCGAATAACTCAGCGGTAGAGTGTCTCCTTTACACGGAGGTTGTCGGGGGTTCGATCCCCTCTTCGCCCATAAATAAAAACGTTATAGATTATTCAACCGATGCAAACCATTGACGGTATCATCAATGAACCTACAGTAAATTTCGTTGGTAAAGACGGATTTTACTGGTGGGTTGGTGAAGTGGAAGATACTGAAGACCCCATGGAATTGGGTCGAGTAAAAGTTAGAGTTCTTGGATACTATACAAATGTAAGAGGAGGAACTACAACAGATTTGCCCACAGAAGCATTACCTTGGGCAACAGTGATGCAGCATACTTCACAAGCAGGTAATGATTCTCAGGGTGAAAGTTCTGGACAGTTGCAACCTGGTGCAATTGTTATGGGTTTTTTCCTTGATGGAGAAAGCGCACAAATGCCTCTTGTAATGGGAGTTCTTCGTGTAAATAAAAATTCTGATAGTCAAGACACTAAAGAGTTTGCATTTACAGGAGAGAAAATGGAACCTGGTCTTGCTCCAGGAGCAGGTCAACTTCCTCCAGGTGAGACAAATATTCTAAAATCTACTCATAGAGCAGGTTCGCAAAATAATTCAGTAGCACTTCCTAATTCTAAAACCGTTGCTCCTGGAGGAATTGGTCAACCTGCAAATATTGGCACTCAACCTGGAATTGCTGGTAGTTCTAGTAATGCACAGAAACCTAGAAATCCTGAAAAACCAATTCCTGCTGGTAATGGTGTTGGTGGACCTTGGAAAAGTTTGGAATATAAATTGAGTTATCTCGTTGAAGATATTGCTAATAGTGCAGGCAGTCTTGTTAAAAATGAGAGTGGTAATTTTCTAGATGTTGTTAGTGGTAAGTTAGTTACAGCAGAAGCACTCACATCAAAATTACAAAACTTCTTGAGTAGTGTCTTCACTCAAGTTATTTCTGCTATAAGACAGCAATTTTCTCAACTTACAGAACAATTATCAATTGCTAGTTTATTGGGCGGTGCTACAGGAGCACCATATATCATCTATACTATTATTCAGCAAGCAATTCAACAAATTCTTTCTGCTTTGTGTCTTGAAGATAGCAAATTGATGGGATATATTTCAGACCCCATTGGTTCTGTTATTAATCTTGTAGAAGGATTTCTTGATGCTGCTATTAGTAAAGCAGAAATGGTTTTACAAGGAGTTCAGGATGTTATTGATTCTGTTATCTGTCAAGTCCAGAGCATCATCAGCACTATGCAAGATGTTGTATCAACTGTTGTTGAACTTGTAGAAGGTTTTGAGCAAGTACAAGAAATTATTCAAACTTGGAAGGAAGGAAGTAAAATCTTTGAAGAAGGTACAGATTTAATTCAACAAGGAATTAGCAATATTACTGGTTTGATTTCATTCTTCTTAAATTTCTTTACCTCAGGTTGCGATCGTGAAGCACATGGTGGTAAGGATACGGTAGGTTGGTTTCCTATGTTTGGTGTCACTCACTGTACGGATGCTGAGTTAAATGAAATTAATAGGATTAGGGGACGACAAAGAGGAGATTGTGGAAGTAATGATGCTGGAGCTAGTCTCTGGGATAGTCTTTATAAGGAAGCAGATCCATATCTAACTGCAGCAAAAACTTTCATCAATGGTGCCTATGAGTTACATGTTGGTACTCCTGGTCGTCAAGCAACGGTTAAAAAATCTGAAAATGGTACTACCCATACATCAGTAAATTATAATAACTCATCTTTTTCTGAGTATCAATTTTTAAGACAACTTAGAAAAAGTAATCCCGATATTAGTCAAGAAGAACTAGATAAAAAATATACTAGTTATGTAAAGAAAAATGCAGGCAGTAAAGGCGATACTGGAAATCTAGTTGCCGATCATACTTCATATGCAGGTAATTATACTCAAGAAGTTCATGGTGATGACTGTAAACTTGTTGATGGTGATTATGTTCGTACTATTGATGGAAGTTATCATTTAAAAATTACTGGTGATTGTCATCTTGAAGTCGGTGGTGGATTCTTTATGTCTGCTGAGGGAGCACCAACAGTAGCACCTAAAAATGGTGCTTCGCAAAACGAAAGAATTCAAAAGCATACTATCAGACTTGGTTCTGACCTTGATGTTAATGTTGCAGGTGCTAAACTTGGATTGCAAGCATCTGAAATTGAACTTGCTTCACAAGCTAATAAAATTGCGGGTTCGTCTTTAGAAGTTTCTTGTATGAATCAAAGTTACTCTGGTGGAGAAATTATGATTAATGCAAATAATTCAATCGAGTTTAATACGATTTCAGAATATCACTTTATCAACTTTCCTACAACTTCACCCTTCTCGGCAAAAGCAGGTATCTTTAATTCTGTTAGAGGTTCTGTAGATTATATTATAACTCCTGGAGGTTCTGCTGCTGACGCAGTTCCTAGGTTTAATGTGGTCAATCCTTCTGGTCCAGTTAATTTTACTTGTGGTGCTACTGGGTATAACTGTAGTGTCACCACTGGAGCATTCAATGTTGATGTTGCAGCAGGATTGTTTAGGATTTCTGCCAGCACCGTTGGCACCATTGATGCATTGGCAGCACTCAATATTAGTTCTCAGGGTATTGTCAGGGTCTCTGGAAAATCAATCTTCTTGAATTGACAACCGCTGTCGTCTGTGCTATGATACGAGAGTCTCTCAAAGAACCATGACCGACGCTCTCAATCACATCTTTGTAAACTTTTCAAAACGTAAAATTACTCTCGTCGATGACGAAGGGTATGAGTCAGATGTTAAATGGCACTTTAACTCTACAGGTGCTGCAGGTTTTGCTGAGACAGTATCTGATATCCAACAGATAGTTGATTCAGATTCAATTACTTATTGTTTTGCTGTAAAATGAACGAACCAATTTCAATAACAGAAGCAGAAGCACAACAGTATCTTGAGTTTATTGTTGATATGTGTGAACGCAATCGTTGCGTTTGGCGTATTGAGAGACCTGATGGTGCTGCTGTAATCCTTGCACCAATTGTTCAGTCAGGACCTCCTTTATCTGAGGAAGTAATTGACCAAGTTGAAGAATTCCGTAAACAATTTGTTGGAGCTATTGATGAAACTGCGTAATGCAATTCTTGCTGGATTGATGTTTGGTATGGCACATGGTATGTCAGTACAAGCAAATCCACTTAAAGAAACTGAATACAAGACCATGCACTCTATGGGTTGTATGCTCTTAGGTGAGTGTACTGATGATGTCAAAAAAGTATACTCTATGCTTGATATCTCATCAGAGTATGATAACACTCAAGAATTCAGTGGTGTCACTGGTGAGTTCCATAACATCTTGCACTCACTTAATCTAGTTGGTGTGAATGTATTTCTGGCAGATGAAAAGTATTTTCCTGCAGGACATCGTGGTGTATATCATACTGTCTCTAATAACTTCTTTCTGAATAAGAATTTTATGGGACAACCTGGTACTCTCATGATGGTTATGCGTCACGAAGGATGGCATGCTGCACAAGATTGTATGGCAGGTACTATTGATAACTCACTCATTGCTATCATCAAACCAGAGGATGAAGTTCCTATGATTTGGCGTGTACTCGCAGAGCGTACATATCCTAAGAATGCTGTACCATGGGAAGCAGAAGCAGGTTGGGCAGGTCGTACTGAAAACATGACAATGAATGCTCTTGCTGCATGTGCTGGTGGTAAGATGTGGGAAGTTTACGAACCAACTCCTTTGACTCGTAAGTATCTTGAGGATAACGGATATATTAAAAACTAGGTCCTATAAAGGTAACTATATAGAGAACCCGTGAAATAAAACATGTATGAAGAACTAAATTGTTTTGAGGAAGCACTCAAGCACTTTGGTACTAGAGTTGAAGTCATCACTGCTATGGAAATGGCACGTAAAATATCACCTGAAGATGCCTATCAGATGATTAAAGATGAACTTAAAGATGTCAAGAAATGTCGTAAGCTATTCAATAAGGAGGAATGCTCCTAATGGGTTTGTACGACACTGTTCGGTCTTCTTATAACTTGGGACCAGGTTACAACAGAAAAGACCTTCAAACAAAAGATTTGGAGTGTATGATGTATGATTATTGGATTGACCCTACAGGTAAACTGTATGAAGTTGATTACTCACATACACAAGACTTCAATAATGATTTTACTGAGTATATTCCTAATGGCAATCACGGTAAAGTCAAACCAATTTATTGGAATGGTGTAGTAGAAGTATTTCCTGCCAAGTGGGATTGTTACTACGCACCATTTCCATCTTGCTTTTTAACCTTTACTCGTGGTATAATTACTGAGGTAACACATGAACGTGAAAGAACTGCCTGATGGCAAACTCGAAATCGAATGGGACGAAAACGACCCGATTGAAAGCGTCCTCAACAACTGGACGGAAGAAGACTTCAAAAACTTCTTCGACGAATGCCTCCGTCAAGACTCAGCAGAATTTGAAAAAGAATCTGGAGAAACTGGCATCTCCGAAGCAACCCAAGAAGACACCGAAGACTTCTGGTACAACGAACTCATCCAAGAAGACGACATCACGAAAGAAGGTTATTGAACCTAAAAATAGTCGTAAGCAAGAACTATTTCCCCATCAAACATTTCCATATCGTTTAGAAATTAAAAAACAAAAACGATTATGTTGGTTTGTTTGTCATGAACATGCCTTAAAAGAAATCACCAGATACAATTTGCAACCTAAAGATTACATCTATCAAGTTTATCCTAAGTACCTATGAGACCTGAAACTCGCGAAGCAATGGAAAATCTTTGGTCAGCAAAATGGAACTTGCCAAAAGCAGCAAAACATGCTAATCTTACTGAGAAGGAAATGAAGATTACATTCAATGAGTATTGCAATTTTCATCCTCCTACTTGGGAAATTGGTAACGCCAAACAAATCGGCGTACTCTACATTGATGGGAGTGTGGCGGAATCGGTAGACGCACCA